TAACATCACCAAAAATAAATGAAAATGTAGCGTTATCATCCACAGCAACAGAATTAAATAAATTAGACGCATTAAGTAGAGGAAGTATTATTTATGGTAATGCTAGTGCAGCCACAGCAGTTTTAACAAAAGGTAGTGCTAACACAGTTTTAACATCAGACGGAACAGACATAAGTTGGCAAGCAGTTGCAGGAAGAACTGGAGCAGTTAGTTGGGATACAACTCCTAAAACTGGTCAATTTACAGCAGCTAATGGAGTTGGTTATTTTGTAAATACAGTTAATAGTGCGTTTGCAGTTTTGTTACCTTCAGGAACAGCTGGAGATATTGTAGCTTTTGCAGATTATGCAGAAACTTGGCAAACTAATAAAGTAACAGTTACTCCTAATGGAACAGATAAAATTGGTTCATTAAATGAAAATGCAGTTTTAAGTACAAAAGGACAATCAGTAACTTTAGTATTTGTAGATTCAACACAAGGTTGGATTAATACTATGGATTCAACTTCTAATGTTAGAGGATCCCCTCCTTTTATTACAGCAACAGGTGGAACAATTGCAACAGTTGATACAAATTTTAAAACTCATACTTTCACAGGACCAGGAACTTTTGCTGTTACTGCTGTAGGAAATACAGCAGTAGGAAGTAAAGTTTCTTATATGGTAATAGCTGGTGGAGCAAGCGGTAGTGGAGGTTGTGGTAGTGGCGGTGGTGCAGGTGGATTTAGAGAAGGTAAACAGGCTTGTGGTGGTTACACAGCAAGTCCATTAGCAGCTACTCCTTGTTCAGGTTTACCAGTTTCAGTTCAAAGTTATCCAATTACAATAGGAGCAGGCGGAGCAAATGTTCCAATAGCTAATTCTCCTCCAGGAAATCAAGGTGCAAATTCAGTTTTTTCATCTATTACTTCAGCAGGTGGTGGAAAAGCAGGTGGTGGAGCAAATGCAAGTCCAGGTGTTGCTGGAACAGCAGGTGGTTCAGGTGGTGGTGGTAATCCAAGAGGACAAGGTGGTGCAGGTAATACTCCCACAGTTTCTCCTTCTCAAGGAAATGCAGGCGGAAATGGAGTTAGATTTGCTTCTCCCAACCCACAAAATACTGGAGGTGGTGGTGGAGGTGCAACTTCAGTAGGTAGCAACGGAACTCAACCAGTAGGTGGTGATGGAGGTAATGGTGCAGCAACAAGCATTAGTGGGTCATCAGTAACTAGAGCTGGCGGTGGCGGTGGTGGTGCAGGAAATGCTGGACCAAATCCAGGAAACTGTGGACCAACTGCTGGATCAGGCGGTGGTGGTGGCGGTGGTAATCCAGGAACTAATGCTCCAGATAAAAATGCAACTGCAAACACAGGTAGTGGAGGTGGTGGTGGTGGAGCCAGCGGAACAGCAGGAGCAGGTGGAGCTGGTGTAGTAGTAATAAGGTATAAATTTCAATAGGATTAAATTATGGCACATTTTGCAAAATTAGGATTAAACGGAACAGTTCTTCAAGTACTTACTTTGAATAATGGTGATATGTTAAACGCTGATGGCGTTGAAGATGAAACAGTAGGACAACAATATTTAGAACTACACAATAATTGGACAGCTCAAATGTGGATTCAAACATCTTACAATACATCTGGTAATACACATTCAGGTGGTGGTACAGCATTAAGAGGAAATTATGCAGGTATAGGTTATACTTGGGATGAAGATAATCAAATTTTTTGGTCTAAAAAACCTTACCCATCTTGGGTTAAAAATTTATCAACAGCTTCATGGAATTCACCTATTGGTGATGCTCCAAATTTAACAGCAGAACAAATAGCCGATACTAATAATGACTACACTTATGATTGGAATGAATCTGGTCAATCTTGGGATATAGTTATCACTAGTAATTCCTAGCACTTGACAGATTAACAAATAATATTATACATACTTATGGGTAACGTCATAAGTAAAACAACTTTATCAGAAATAAGTTTATTTTTTGGCAAAGTTAAAATGCCTACAAATTTTGAAATAAACCAAAAAAAATTAATAAAAGATATTTTACAATCTAATTTAAATAATAAAAAATTTCCATTTTCAAGAAACTGGGATATGTTAAATACCTATATAAGAGATCATGTAAATGTAGAATATAACTTTAATTTAATTAATAAAAAAACATGGGGTAATATTTATAAACCTAATGAAATCACAACTCCTTTACTTAATGTTGATTCAGTAGATTTAAAAAATTCTCCTGACTATACTTTTCTTTACGGAGTAAAAGTTAATAAATGTAAAGTAAGAATCTATTACGATGACAACAGAAGAAAAGGTAGAAGTTGGGATATAGAATTAAAAAATAATGAATTTATAATGTTTCCCTCAACTAATTTGTATTACATAACTAACAATCAAAAAGAATCTTTAAACTTTATTCAAACAATTACTTATGATTTTATCTAATTATTTTTGGCATTTTAAATCTGCAATTCCAACTAGAATTTGTGATAATATTATTAAACATGGTTTATCTAAAAAAGAAAGATTAGCCAGAACAGGGTCTTTTAGTAAAAAAAAATTATCTACAGATGAAGTTCAAGATATGAAAAAAAAAAGAAACTCTGACATTACTTGGTTAAATGATGCTTGGATATATAAAGAGATACACCCTTATGTACATATAGCAAATAAAAATGCAGGTTGGAATTTTGATTGGAATTTTTCTGAAAGTTGTCAGTTTACAAAATATAAATTAAATCAATATTACGATTGGCATTGTGATTCTTTTAGTCAAACATATGACACACCTAAAGATAAAAATAGTCATGGTAAAATAAGAAAGTTATCAATGACTTGTCAGTTAACAGATGGTTCAGAGTATCAAGGTGGTGAATTAGAATTTGATTTTAGAAACTACGATCCGCAGATGAGAGATGAAGCTAAACATTTAATAAAAGCAAAAGAGATTTTACCTAAAGGTTCTATTATTGTATTTCCATCAGACGTATGGCACAGAGTTAAACCAGTAACAAAAGGAGTTAGATATTCACTTGTCGTATGGCATCTTGGACATCCATTTAAATAAAATGTATATTAATGAATATTTTAAAACACCTATATGGCACGAAGACAAACCAGAATTTATTACATCTCTTAACAAAGCATCAAACAAATATATTAAAGAATCTAAAAAATTAAATAAAAACCATATAAAAAAACATGGTGATTTTGGATTATCACATCACTCAACACCATTAACAAAAGATAATGATTTTTTAGATTTTAGAAATTACATAACAGAAAAGTCATGGGAATTTTTAGATCACCATGGTTATGATATGAAACAATATCAAACTATACTTAGTGAAATGTGGGTGCAAGAATTTAGTAAAAATGGTGGTGGTCATCATGCTGCACACATTCATTGGAATCAACACGTATCTGGGTTTTATTTTTTAAAAGCAAGTGATAAAACATCTATACCTGTTTTTCACGAACCTAGAACTGGAGCAAGAGCAACTAAATTAAAAATAAAATCAGAACTTAAATATATTTGTAATGGAAATGAGCTTATTCATTTTAAAGTTAAGCCAGGAACTTTAATAATATTTCCTGGTTATTTAGAACATGAGTTTTCCGTAGATTATGGTAACGAACCTTTTAGATTTATTCATTGGAATATTCAAGCAATAACAAAAGAAATAATTAAAGATGTCATTTAAAAAAAATAAATACACAATTATTAAACAAGCTATTCCAAAGGAATTAGTAGAATTTCTATACAATTATTTTCACATGAAAAAACAAGTATTAGATACTTGTCTTAATAGTAAATATATTTCACCTTATGAAGAATTGTTAGGTGTTTATGAGGGTGACAACGAACAAATTCCAAATACTTATTCTCATTATTCAGACATAGCTATGGAAACTTTAATGTTAAAATGTCAACCTGCTATGGAAAAAGCTACAAAGCTAAAACTATATCCATCTTATACTTACGCAAGAATATATAAAAAAGGAGATGAACTTAAAAAACATAAAGATAGATTTAGTTGTGAAATTTCTACTACTATGAATTTAGGTGGTAATAATTGGACTATTTATTTAGAGCCAAATATAGCTGTAAATTTAAACCCAGGAGATATGTTGGTATATAGAGGAACTGATTTACATCATTGGAGAAAACCATTTAAAGGTAAAGATTGCGTTCAAGTTTTTTTACATTATAATAACATTAAAACAGCAGGATCAAAAAACAATATGTTTGACAAACGACAACATCTTGGTCTTCCATCTTGGTTTAAAAAATGATATAGAAATTTAACAAAGGAATATAAATGAATATGTATTATAAAATATGTGTGCAAGAAATAAAATTATTTATTAAAGGTTTAAAAAATGCAATCAAAAAAAAAATTAAAACCTGCACCTGCCAAGATAAATAAAATTATTAGTAATTTTACAGAACATAGTAATGGTGTTAGAATATCATACCATGAAAAAGTTTGTGCTGAACGTATGAAAACATTGTTTAAAGCTATAGATGAAATGAGAGTAGATATAAAAAATTTACACTCTGATATGAACAAAGGAAAAGGTGTTATAAATTTCCTAGTTGTTATTGGTGGCTCACTTGCGGTCATTCTAGGTTTTTTTAAATGGGATGGCTAGACGTAGAACAACAGCAGCTGTTGGTTTATACAACGAACTAATTGCACAAGCTGAATTTGCTAAAGACCCAAATAAAATTGTATTTGTACCTGCTATGGGAAAAGGTCCAATAGACATGGTAATTTTAAATATAGACACAGGAGAATATCAAGCCTATGATGTCAAAAGTTCTAATTACAGAAAATCTGAATACACACCCAAAAATAGAAATAAACCAGTAAAAGCAGGAACATTAATTAATAGACCATTAACAGTTGAACAAAAAAATTTAAAAGTTAAAATATATTATAATAAATGACCATAATAGATACAGGTGAAATACTAATTGAATACAAAGATCAGATTAGAATACTTAAACAACAAATCAATGAGTTGGAAGATGCTGGTAAATCTAAAGACGCTGCTAACAAAAGATGTTTGCAAAAATTAGAATTTTGCACTAAAGACTTAGGAGAAGCCAAAGGCAAGATAGAAGAATTAAAAGAAAAATTAAGATTTAATACAAACAATAAAGAACAAAATGATACCATATAAATTATTATTTAACCTAGGTTCAAAAGCTGCTGGAACTTTCATGGAAAGACGAAAAGAAAAAAGCGAAAGAAAACACGCAATAGCTTTACAGGAAATGGAAACAGGAAACGAAAGAGCAAAAAGAAACGGCTCTTTAATTTTAGATTTAGTATTAGGTATGTTTATATTGGCACCCTTAGGTATTCTTGCTTATGCTACATTTTTTGGAAACATAGATATGTTAGCCAAGGTAGAATTTTATTTTGAACAACTTAAAAATATACCAGAAGTATATCTATATTTAATATTTATAGTAG